AAGTAATAAGTAGGAAGGAGGGCTTTAGATGGAAGAACTTGATATTAGGGCGGAGGACTTATCTGAGAACAATAGGGAGTATGCAAGAGTAATAGGGATAGAAGCTCTCCTAAAGCTTTGTAAAGAATTTGGTGGGACACCTATATACTTGCCAAAGATTGAAGAAATCAGAAGACCGGCACTTTACAGGTTGATAAAAAAAGAGTATCTTGAAACAGACATAAGTATGGGGGCGATTGCAAGAAAGTACGGAGTAAGTGAATCAACGGTATACAGACTTGTGAGAGATGAATCAGGTCGAAAGAATATTCCGGGACAACTAAATATGTTTGATTAAACAAGACGGTATTTTATGGGAACATAGGATACCGTCTTTTTAAGTAGTCATAAAATAATGGCACACCTAAGTATATAGGAAGAAAGTACAAATATATATTAGTACAAGATAAATAAATTTGGAGGTAACAAAATGAAAGAAATAGTTTTAAATGTTTTTACAAGTGTAATGATGGTAATCGTGGTATCGGCATTATGTTCAGGGGTGACATATCTTAGGAAGTATATTGATGGTACTTTGGAGAGACTTAAGAATGATGAGAGATTCAAAGATAATGCATTTGCACAGAACTCTTTTTACTTTGCAGAGAATTTTATAGCCGGGCTTACAAGAACTGCTGTAGCTGCTATGGAGCAGGCTAAGGCGAAGGATCTAAGACAGAAGGTAGCAGAAGGATTAGTTTCAAGAGAAAAATTGCAGGCACTTGCACTGGAAGTAAGGGAAAGTGTAAAGGCACAGCTATCACCTGTAATGATTGAAGAAGTTAATAAGTACATTTTAGATTTAGATTCATACATTGATGATAAGATTGAGGCAAGTGTACTTGATTTAAAAAGAGCTGCTGTAAAGTAGTAATACCGGGAGTGCATGATGGATATAACTTTTATATTAAAAAGTATAACTGATCTGGGACTTCAGGTGGCTCTCATAGCTGTTTTTATCTGGTACTTCTTTAAAAGAGATAAGGACAGAGAAGAATCATTGACTGCTGAAAAAGTAAAGCTACATGAAGATATCAAAGCAAAACAGGATGAAGTTAGAAAAGAACTTGAGCATGCAAAGATTAATGCAAGAGAAAAAGAAGCTTTACTCATGAGTGAAAATGCAAAGCGTGAAGAACTTATCAGAAAAGAGTCTGAAAAGCGAGAGATAATGATAAGAGAAGAGAGCATGCACAGAGAAGAAGTTCTTATGAGACAGATGGACAAGATGAACGATTCACTAAGGGAAATAAGTACATCAATGGTGGGAATAAATAATGCAATGGAGAAACTTGGAAAAAGCGTTGAATCGGTGGATATAAGATTAAAGGAAGTTGAAGGGAAGTTAAACTAATGTTTTTACACGGTTTAACTTGTCTTTACAGGAAGTGAGGGGTAGTGAGAAGCCTGGATATTTTAAAAAAGAAAGAGCTTAGAGGAGCAATCATTGAAAGGCTTTATGGCTTTTACGGTGAGGACATCTCTATTTCAGTATTAAAAGCATCACTGCCACTATCAGGGGTGCTTACTGATACAGAACTTAAGAGTGCATTGTATTATCTTGGTGGAGCCGGGAAGGAATACATTAAGGTAGTTATTAATAAAGCAAGTTACATAGATTCCCTTATATGGCTTACTCCAAGGGGAGTGAATTTGGCTGAGGGAGATATGGAAGATGTGGGAGTAAATAGAAATGAGTAGACTTATTGATGTAGCTACAAAGGAAGTGGCAAGAACGACGATTCTTGAAACGCTTGAAGAGGCAGGGATTACCGGGTGCAGTACACAGGTACTTACACAGGTTCTTAATAAAAGTAAGATTGAGGCTGATATAGAAAATACTCTTTTTTACCTTGAAAGTAAGGAACTTGTAAGGTGTAAAAATTACGAGAATGCAAGGCAGGGAATAAAAAGAACGGTGTACTTTATCACTGAAAAGGGCATTGATTTCCTTGACGGCAATGTAGCGGAAACAGGACTGGCTGATGGCTGATAACAGGACACATGGAAAGATTGACAGCTTGCCTGTAGAAGTAAAAACTGACGTTGAAGAGAGTTTGCTTAGTGGAAAGACCTACAAGGAGATTTCAGATGATTTAAATGATGCAGGGTATGATGTACATGAGTCGAGTGTTGGCAGGTATGGAAGAAAATACCTGAAGCGGTTTGAATCTGTAAGGGTGGCAAAACAGTTTGCAAAGCTTTTAGCTGAAGATGAGGTTGACAGACCACCAACGGAGCTGCATGAGGCAAATAATATGATTATGAGCCAAATCCTTATGGAAGCTATGATGGATGGGGAAATGAAAGCAAAAGAGATGGCAAGCGTTGCAAAATCTATAGCGACTCTGCAAAGTGCACAGGTCAATAATGAACGACTTAAGATTAAGGCAAGAGAGAATGCCGGGGATATTCATACCGCTATGAACGTGCTTAAGGAGAAGATATTCAAAGAAATTGCCGCATCACATCCTGATGTTGCACAGATTCTTACAGAGCTTGCTAATGAAACTGAAGAAGAGATGAAAAACAATATCAAAGGGTAAGACATGGATGTACAGTCTATTGTCACGCCCTTTTTTAATCCGACAAAAAGAGGAAGTGGCAATGAAAGATTGGAAAGATAAGGCTTATGATATGTTTTTTAATGACGGCCTTGAGATAAACGACATAGCAATTTTACTTGAAAAGAGTAGAAGAAGTATACAGGGTTACCTATCTACATGTGAAGCATATGAACATGAGAAGGAAAGAAGAAAGGCTGCAGGTAAGCTTAAGAGAAAAGAGTATAAAAGGCAGTGGGATAGAGATAATAGGCATAGATATGATGCAGTTAGTGCTGAAAGTATTAGAAGGGAACATGATGTAGCTGCTATGATTTTAAGTCATGAAAAGTACTGATATGAATGATTTTTTAAATTTTGCCAAGGATTATAGAGACAGGGAAGCAGGGCTGAAAGGTCTTGACAATTCTCCTGAATCTATAAGACGAAGAAATATAGAAAAGGGTATCAAAGACTTTAGAACATTTTGCAATCTAAGAAACCCGGAGTTTTTTAAAGCTGAAAGAGAGTATCAGACACAAATTTGTGAAACGCTACAAGCAGCATATGAAAAAAGACTTAAAAGTAAAACCGGAGAAATTGCAGACATACTTATAATCAATGAGCCTCCGGGCTTTGGAAAGAGTTACACAGCAAGCACATTTATTACTTGGGTACTTGGAAATAATCCTAAAACACAGGTTATAGCAGTATCTTACAATCAGACCTTATCTCTCACATTCTCAAAGAGTGTAAGAGAAGCGATTCAGGATGAAGAAATAAAAGGAGACCTTGATTACTATGCGGTAAAAAGCTTTTTTCCTAAGCTTAAAATCAAATACGGTGACGGAGCTATGGAAAGATGGAGTGTAGAAGGTTCATACATGAGTTATCTTGCTACAAGCTTTGATGGAAGTATTACAGGTATGAGAGGGCATATCGGTATTATTGATGATCCGCTTAAGAATGCAAAGGAAGCTGTAGATGATAACAAAAAGGATGAGATATGGAACTTTTATAAGAACACTTTTCAATCAAGAATGCTTGATGGTGCTTTAGTAATAGTAATTCAGACAAGGTGGGCGAGCGACGATCTGGCAGGAAGACTGATGGCAGAGTTCCCCGGAAGATGTTATGAGCTAAAGCTTACAGCATTGACTGAGGATGGCAGCAGTATTTGTGAAGATTTGTACTCTACAAAGGATTTACAGATGAAGGCTGCTACACTTGATGAGGATATATGGCTTGCTAACTACATGCAGGAGCCTGTAGATAAGAAAGGAAGTCTTTACGGACTCTTTAAGACTTATGATGTCATTGACACTGACAAGGCTGAGAGAGTTATTGCATATGTAGATACAGCTGACACAGGAGCAGATTATTTATGTATGATAGCTGCTGCCGTAATTGAAAGATATGGCTATGTACTTGATATTTATTATACTGACGAGGCTATGGAAGTTACTGAAAGGGAAACAGCAAGAAGATTAGCTTTTTGTGGTGTTAGAGATTGCCTGATAGAGAGTAATAACGGTGGCCGAGGATTTGCAAGAAATGTAATAAGGTTTTTAAAGGAGTTAAAGGCTTTTAAATGTATGGTTACATGGTTTTCACAAAGCAAGAATAAAAAGACCAGAATACTTGCAAATGCAAGTAATGTGATGGATCAGATTATAATGCCTGAGGACTGGGAGAAGAAATACCCGGAGTTTGCAAGACATATAAAGAAGTATCAAAGAAAAGGCAAGAACGATCATGATGATGCAGAGGATACATTGACAGGTCTTGTAGAGTTTATTAATGGTGATGTTAAGGGCAAGAAGAAAGCCAGACTTGGACAGAAGTCAAAACTTAGATTGTAGGTAATATATGTTTTATTTTGACATGGATGAAGTTATTGATGAAGATTTCGTAACAAAAATAGTTAATAAGTTCAAGCTTGAATTTGTAGGACATTATCAAATGCTTGATAGATACTATGAAGTTAAAAATGATGGTATTGCTAAAAGGTTTATGAAAGGGAAAAAGCCGGATAACAAACTTTTTCATGGCTTTGCAAGATACATAACCAATATGGCGACATCTTATTTTGTAGGTAAACCTGTAGAGTATTTAATTGAGGATGAGGATTATAAAAAAGAATTGATTCCTTACCTTGATGATAATTACAATTTTGATTATGAAATTTCAAAGGAAGCCAGTAAAAAAGGTATTGCATATGAACTTATATATATAACGGAGAAGAGTGAACTTAGAAGTAGACAGTATGGAGCTGAAGAAATAATACCTATTTACAGTGCTTCTCCGGATGAGTTCCTAAACGGATTTATAAAACTATCAGCAATATATAATCTTGATGGCAACTTAAAAGAGGAAAGAGCTGTTGTTTATGATAAAACTGATATGTATGAGTTTAAAAGAAAAACAGGCAATGGAAGATTTTCACTTGTAGATATAAGAAAACATTATCTTAATGATGTGCCTCTGATCGTCTACTGGAACACACAGGAGATGAGTTCAGACTATGAAGGCGTAATAAGTCTTATAGATGCTTATGATAGGGCTGAAAGTAATACGGCAAATGATATGGATTACTTTACAGATGCATATCTTTTGATAAAAGGAGCTGAAGGTGGACTGGTAGATGAAGACGGAGAAGATATTTTACTTAGTGATAGTGATGCTGCTCTAAAAGATAAGAGAATAATGTATCTTGATGAAAAAGGAGATGCTAAGTTTCTTGAAAAAGGTGGAGACAATACCTCAAGTGAAGATTTTAAAAATCGAATTTTTAAAGATATTTTCTTTGTGTCTCAAGTACCGGCATTGACTGATGAAAGCTTTGCCGGGGATTTGTCCGGAATTGCTATAAAATATAAGCTTATAGGACTTGAGCAACTTGCGATAATGAAAGAAAACAGAATGAGACTTGCAAAAGCAAAGAAAATAAGCATGATTACAGACTGGATCAACTGGAAAAAATCAAAAAATTATGATGCATCTACAGTAAAGCAGAAGTACACAAGAAACTTCACTGAAAATGTATCTGAAATTATTGATAACGTTACTAAACTTACAGGAGTTGTAAGTAAGAGATCACAGCTTGACATGTTACCTGCCGGTATTATTCGTGATACTGATAAGGAGCTTGAAACTATAGAGGAAGAGCTTAAGGAAAGTGAAGGCCTTTTTATGGAGCCAATATAATATATGAAAAGTAGTGACTATTGGAAAAAAAGAGCTTTAAGGGATAAGAAGTTTGCTACAAATAGGGCAGAAAACTATATAAAAAACAAGCTTGGAAAAGCTTATAATGAAGTATCAAAAGAACTTGAAGAAGAGATAAGAGAACTATATGAGAAGCTTGATAAGAGCAAGTCACTACTTGCACAGAGTAATGAAAAGCTTTTAACAAGCAGTCAGGCAGCTGATATAAGAGAACTTCTTAAAAAACTGACGGAAGAAAAAGCAAAACTTTCAAATGTAAATCTTCCTAAAGAAGTTTCAGATGCTATAGAGAAGAATATAAAGCTTATTGAAGAGAGTCTTAGGATGAAGTCAAAGAGCGGATACATAACACATCTTGAGTTGATGCAAGAGAGAATAAATGCTTTGGCATTATCTGTAGCAAATGAAAATCAAGTAAATATGTATGAGCATCTTTCTACAGAGTATACAGACAGCTATTTTAGGGGAGTGTTCAGAGTACAGCAGGGTATGGGCTTTGGTAAGGACTTTGTAAGCCCTAATCCTAAACTTATACAGAATGTAATTATGAGAAGTTATGCCGGGAGCAGCTTTTCAAAGCGTATATGGAAGGATGTAAATAAGCTTGGAAGTACTTTAAAAGATACTTTAACCAAAGGTTTTATAAGAGGTGATTCAATTGACACAATGACAAAGAGACTTTTAGAAAGAGTTGATGTGTCAAAGAGCCATGCAAAAATGCTTATACGAACGGAATCTGCAAGGGTTTGTGAAGAAGCCACAAAGGATGCGTATAAGGAATGTGGAATAGAACAATATATATATCTTGCTACTTTAGATA